GATGAGGGCGATGAGGACACTAGTCAGCCTGCGGCGCGGTTCAACGTTCCGACCGCCAGCGGCGGCAACACCACCTGCGTGGTCCAGCAAATCTAACCCCCCCCCAATCCACCAACCCCGTGAATGACCGCCCGAAAGGCGGTTTTTTATGCCGATCTAAAGGAGATCCGCAATGGAAGACGAGCCGCTCAACGAGCCGCAGTCCAATGAAGACGATTTCGAGACTGCATTTGCCGAGTACGCCAATGGCGAAACCCCGGAAGTCAAAAACGATGAAGCGCCTACCCAGGAAGCCGAAGCGCCGGGCGAGGAACTGGCTTCCGAAGAGCGCCAGACAGATGATGTCTCCGAGCGACTAAAAGTCCTGGAGGCAGAAAACGAAAAACTCAAACACTCCGAGGCAAGCCAACGTGGGCGCCTTGGCGCCTATCAGAGACAAATCAACCAGCTGCAGTCCCAGCTGCAGCAGGTCCAAAACACCCCCGGGACTTCTGAAAAAGATGACCAGCAAGCACGCCAAGACGCGGCAGATGCCGCAGGCGTTAAGGACTGGGAGGCTTTGAAGGAAGACTTCCCCGAGGTGGCAAAAGCGCTTGATGCCCGTCTGGAATCTGAGAAATTTCAGATTCAAGAAGACCGGCAAAAGCAGGCGCAATTAGAGCAGCAACTGGCTGANCTCCAGTCTGCTGTACAACCCATCCAGCAACAGGCCCAGGACCAGTACCTCAAGTCACAGGTCGACGCGCTCGAAGCCCGTCACCCGGACTGGCGTGAGGTGGTGTCTGCGCCGGCGTTCGCTGAATGGCTAGACCAGCAACCGCCCAGCCTTCAAAAGCTCAAGGAATCCAACGATGCCGCGGAAGCCGCCGCGTTGGTGGATCTCTACAAGGGCCAGACCGGGCAAGTGGTTGCTGAAAGCAATTCTGCTGATAAACGCCAGGAGCGACTGGCCTCAGCCCAAACCGTAAGCCGAAGAGGATCGGCGCAAAAGGGCGGAGTGCCAGAAGACTTCGAGGCTGCATTCAACCATTACGCGACCAAGAGGTAATTTCTCATGTCTACCACGACTTATGGCTCCATTTCGCAGCGTACTGCTGCCTGGGCCGCCACCGAGATGCTTCAGCATGCTGAGCCCATCCTGGTGCTGTCCAAGTTCGGCCAGTCTAAGCCGCTGCCGAAAAACAAGGCCGACACGGTTAAGTTTCGCCGGCCGATTCCGTTCGCCACGGTTACTACGCCGCTGTCGGAAGGCCAGGCTCCCAGCGCCCAGCAAATGCAGTACGAAGACGTGACTGTTCAGCTGGATCAGTGGGGCGCTTTTGTCGAGATCACTGACGTGGTTAGCGACTTGGCCGAAGATCCGGTCCTCTCCGATGCTTCGATGCTGTGTGGCGAGCAGGCGGCTGAAACCGTTGAGTACCAGACCTGGGGTGCAATCCGGGCCGGTACCAACGTCTTTTATGCCAACGGCTCCAGCCGCAGTGACGTCAACACCCCGGTTACCCTCGATAAGCAGCGGGCGATTACCCGTTCGCTCAAGGGCAACCGCGGCAAAAAGGTCACTTCGATGATCGGCGGCTCGCCCAACTTTGAAACCCAGCCCGTGGACGCGGCGTTTATCGCTTTCGCCCACACCGATCTGGAGGCTGATATTCGGGATATGCCCGGGTTCACCCCCACGGAGCAGTACGGCCAGATGAAGGCCCTGCCCCATGAGATCGGCAAGGTGGAAGACGTGCGCTACGTCCTCTCCCCGGTGCTGGATGCGTTCGAGGGCGACGGCAGCGCTACGCTTAACGGCATGGTCTCTGACGACGGCAATAACGTCGATGTCTATCCGATTGTCTATGTGGCGAAGGATAGCTACGGCCTTATTCCGCTGAAGGGCGCTAACGCCATTACCCCCAAGGTTCTGAACCCCGACACGCCGCGTGGCGGCGACCCGCTCGGGCAGAAGGGCTCTGTGGGCTGGAAGACCTACTTCGTGGCCAAGGTTCTCAACGAGGACTGGCTGGCCCGTCTTGAGGTGGGTGCTACCGACCTTAGCTAATCCTAGCTAACTCTGGCGCCCTCCTTCGGGGTGGCGCCTTCTAACACCTTTTGCCCTCGTGATTCACGGGGGCTTTTTTATTTCCGACATGAGGAAAATAGCGATGTCCGAAATCAACGTCGATGCGATGGGCCGCGAGGAGCTTGAGGCGACCGCCGCCGATCTGGGAATTGAGTTTCGCAACAACATTGGCGACTCGAAGCTCGCCGAGCGCATTAAAATGCACCTCGGAATTCCGGTCGAGGAAGAGGAAAAGCCGGCTGTCAAAGCGAAAGAATCTAATGAGAAACGCTATGTCATCGTGATCAACACGGACAGCCAGGACAAGCAGCCGGTTCGTGTGGGTGTGAATGGCTATCACTACACCATCAAGCGCGGTGAGCAAGTAACGGTCCCCGGCTCGGTGGTCGAAGTACTAAGCCATGCTGAGCAGTTCGTCTACGACCCGCAAACCATGCAGCGCCAGAAAGTGTTGTCTTACCCCTTCTCTGTAGTGGGTGAAGCGTGACGTTTCTAGAGCTATGCCAAACCCTGCGCCGCGAGGTTGGGGCGGCGGGCACTGGGCCTTCCAGTGTTTCTGGGCAAACGGGCGAGTATGCGCGTTTGGTGGAGTGGATTCGCAATGAATGGCTCCGCATCCAAGAGAGACATGAGCGCTGGAATTTTGCTTGGGCCGAAGGCGAGGTCGAAGTCGAAAAAGCCTTTCGAGATTATGACTTGCCCTCTGATGTTTTGCGAATTGACGATCAAACGCTTTATTTTAACGACCGTTATTTGAGCGTTGTTGATTGGGAAGAATTTCGCAAAACCTACCGCGAGCCCGCCGGGCAAGAAGTTAAAGTCGCCAGTTTTTCTCCTGACGGGAAGCTGCGACTCAATGCCTTCCCCTCTAATGACGGGACAATTACTTTCGAGTATTGGAAAACCCCGCAAAGACTTGAGGCAGGCAGCGAAAAGCCGAGATGCCCTGAGCAATACCATATAGCTATTGTTTACGCGGCGATGGTTCAGTACGGGCTGTATGAAAATGCTCCAGAGGTTGTTCAGCAGGGCCGGCTGAATTACTCCGGGGTTTATCAAGAAATGATCAATCGGGAATTGCCGTCTGTTGGTATCCAGGGGCCGTTAGCATGACGCAAACCGCTTATGTGCCTTTTGGCGGAGGGATTGACCTAACAACGCCCGTTCGGCAAGTCGAGCCCGGGCGGTGTCTGTTTGCAGTCAACTATGAGGCTCCAATTACGGGCGGCTATCGTCGTATCGAGGGGTATGAACAGCTTGGCCAAGAGCTGCCTGGAGAGGGGCCTGTCCTTGGGGTTGTGGTCTTTGCGGATAATTTTTACGCCGTCCGCGCTGACGTCGGCCAAAACGAAGCGACGTTGTATTCCTACGACACCGGCACAAAATCCTGGTCTGCAGTCAGCGGGACTGAGGGCGCCTTGGCCTCTGGCCGGTATGAGTTTACTGAGGGCAACCTTTCCGCGACCTCCACTGGGCGAGCCCTATACGGAGTGGGCGGCGGGAAACCGTTCGAGCTTAAATCTGATGGCTCTTTTCGAGTTCTTGACCAAGCCCCAAGCGGCGCGAAATTCATTGCGCTCCATCAAAATCATCTTATGCTTGGATTTGAAATAGGCTCACTGCAGTTTTCCGGCATTGGTGACCCCAATGAATGGGACGCTGCCACCGGAGGTGCCGGCGAAATTGGCCTACAGCAGGAGCTAAGGGGTCTTTTAGAGGGTCGCGGTGGCGCATTGCATATTGGCTGCCGAGATTCCATGAAAGCGCTTTTTGGATCGTCTTCAGAAAATTTTGAGCTGCGGATTACAGTACCCAACTCCGGCGCTAAATCCTATTCGATGCAGTCCTACATTGAGCCTTACTTTGTGGCGGAAAGAGGGATTACGGGCCTTCAGGCTTCTAACGATTTTGGTGACTTTTCTCCCGTTCTTCCGGGCAACAGCATTCAGCCTATTTTTTCTGATGACGGGTTTAGTGATCGAGTTATTGCAAGCTGCGTTTCAAAAAGACTTGCCCAGTATCGGGTGCTGTTTGATAACAAAACCGGCATCTATTGGTCTCCAGCAGGCGCTACCACTGTAGAGTTTCCAGTCCAAATGGTGGTTCTTAACAATGGCGAAATGGACGTTGGAACCGAAATCATTTTGTCTGGCGATGCGGATGGCAATGTTTATCAGTTTGATGCTGATGCGAGTTCGTTTAATGGACAAAATATAACGGCATTTATAACCATCGCGTACAATGACCTGAATTCCCCATCCGCGAAAAAAAGGTATCGTCGGGCATTTTTCGACATTGACTCAGGCACCGAGGACACAATTTCTGTAAGGCCAGAATTAGACTTTGGAGATATTGAGTCCGCTCGACAGCTGCGGTTTTTCCTTGAATATGAGCGCACAGGCGGCCTGTGGAATGTTGATAATTGGGATGAATTTGCCTGGTCATCGCCTGTTCTGGCGACTGAGCCTGTCGATGTATCTGGTTCAGGCGAGTCCGTCGGGTTTTCAATTTTCTCATCGGGGACAGCGCGGCCGCATATTATTTATGGCTACACGTTGCATTACGAAATAAGGAGGCGTAACCGTGGCTAGGTATTACGACAATAGCGATCAATCGCAGCGCTTCCAGGGCGGCACGACGGTTCGGTCCGATGAAGTTGACGGAAAATTTGACCAGGTTGAATCCGGTTTTTCCAATATAGAAGACGACGTTGATCGCTCGCTAAAACTTGTTTCTGACGGCTCGGACCATGAGGTTGCCGCGACGGCCTCCCAGCGCCGCAATCGCGTTGTTGGGTTTGATGTCAATGGAAACATGGCGTTAGTGCGCGGGTTTAATTGGCGGGGAGATTTTTCTTCAGGCACTGAATACTTTGTTAACGATGTTTTTCGCGATCCGACGAGCAAGAACTTGTTTGTTGTTGAAGAGCGTCATACTTCTGGAAGCTCAATTGATAGCCAAAAAACCGAGCTTGCAATCAACGTGTCAGACGTCGAAGACGCAAAAGATGCCGCCGAAGCAGCAGAAGACAAATCAAAAGCATGGGCTCGGCGAACCACCGGCCAAGTGGACTCGACTGATTTTTCGGCCAAGGCCTATGCCATAGGCGGCTCCGGGGTCGATGGCACGATCGGCTCGGCCAAGGACTGGGCTACTAAAACAGACGGAACAGTTGATGGGTCAAACTTTTCGGCGAAGCACTGGGCCACAGACCCGAATGTCACAACGGTTGCCAGCAACATCGCGAATGTTAACACGGTGGCCTCAGACATTTCTGATGTTCTTGTGGTGTCCGCGGAAATCGGTCAGGGCCAGGACATCACTGTGGTGGCGGCCGATCTTACCAGTGATAACACGGTCGGGATTGTATCAGCCAATATCAATGACGTGGGTATTGTATCGCAGGACATTAGTAGCGTAAATACCGTTTCGGGCGACATCAGCGATGTTAACACCGTAGCAGGCATCCAGTCAGATGTAAGCGCAGTAGCCAACATTGGGGCATCGGTAACCGGCGTAAGTAACATTTCTCCCCAAGTGCAAGGTGTTGATTCTAACTCTGGGAATATTAACATTGTTGCCGGAATTTCTGACGATGTCGGCACAGTCGCCGAAATTGAGAGCGAAATTAACAACGTCTCAATTAACGCATCGGTTGTTGACACGGTGGGGAGTGATCTAGCTGGGGGTTCGTTCCATCACGACCTCGGATCTATTACCAACCCCGCTCAGGCACAAACCAACGTACCTGACGGCTTCATTGTTAGCGTTTATAACATCCGCGGTGACGTTCAAACCGTCTCTGGAATATCTAGCGCGGTTAGCAGTGTTGCGTCTGTTGACTCAGATATCTCAACGGTAGCCGGTGTAAGCAGTGACGTGACTACCGTTGCATCTCGTGCAAGCGATGTTGCTACGGTTGCTGGGTTTGTAGGCAACGGGGAAGACATTACTGTCGTTGCTGAAGACATTGCTGATGTGTCTGCCGTTGCCGCAATTTCGGCTGATGTCGTTAACGTATCAAGCATTGAGGCAGATGTCTCGGCTGTCGCTGGCATTGTCTCGGAAGTTACAACGCTTAACAGCAACGAGTCTAACGTCAGCACAGTGGCCGGCAGTATTGCCGATGTGCAGTCAGTCTCTGCGGTAGACAGCGATGTCGCCGCCGTTAGTGACAATCTGACAAAAATCCAGACGATTTCCAGTGATCTCGCTGGGGCTGCTTTTGGGCCGGATCTTGGCAGCATTACAGATACCGCGACGGCGCCAGAGGGAGTGCCCGATGGGTATTTGACCACCGCCTTCAACATTCGACAAGACATTGAATCCGTGGCCGATATTCAGGCGGACGTAACCAATGTTGCGTCGATTAGCACAGATATTCAAAACGTATCTGATGTTAGTAATGATGTCACCGCAGCAGCCAGTAACGCCGCCAACATTAGCACAGTAGCCAATGAAATTAGCAGCGTGACAGCGGTTGGGTCAAACATTGCCGATGTTCAATCGGCGGCTAATAACATGGGCGATATCAACACGGTTGCGGACAACTTGGATGATGTCAGTAACTTTGCGGATATTTATATCGGGCCCAGCAGCAACGAGCCCAGCCAGCGCCGAGATGGATCTTTGCTCCAATCTGGCGATTTGTACTTTAACACCAGCAGCAGTCTTCTTAATGTCTATAGCGGAAACGCCTGGCAGGTATCCACGGCAGCGGCGGGCCAAGTTTCTTTTGATACTAGCAACTCAGCCCTGACTGCTGGCGATGTCCAGGCAGTCATAGAAGAGCTTCAGTCACTTAAGGCCCGCCTAGGTGGGGGCAATACATTTACTGGGAATCAGCAAATCAACGGTGACTTGACAGTCGATGGAGATATCGACTGCGGCACCTTGGTCTAAAAGAGGAATAGACAATGGCAACTCGACTTCAGCTTCGCCGCGGCACTACTAGCGAGCACGAAAATTTCACCGGCGCTCAGAGTGAGGCAACGCATGACACCGATAAAAACACTATTGTTGCGCACGACGGCACGACTGCTGGTGGTTTTGCGCTAGCAACGGAAGATTCTGTTGGCGTTGATTTGATTCAAAACGGCGTTGACCCTGCTGTTGCTCGTGCTGTTGCGTACAACGACATCGGCGCCCCGGTTGCTGGCGGATACTTCGCTGGTGTTATCGACACCATC